AGGTTGCGGCTGGGCAGGAGGACGGCGAGGAAGTCTTCCACCCCCAGCCCTTGCCGGTATATGGCCACGAGCGGCGCCCAGGCGTCCGAGACCGCGCGCATGCTTAGCCCTCCTCCCGCAGCACCAGCGTCACGCTCAGACGCCCGGACGATGTTTCTTCCCACGTAAAGGCCGTGTCGAGGAGCCAGCGCACCGTACGGCTCACCCCGCGCTCGTCGACCCAGGTAAAGGGCTGCTGGCTGCCGTCGATGAGCGGGTGCCACAGGAACGCCCACAGGGCGTCAAAATCGCTCTGCGACAGACCGCCAAGCTGCACGGTATAGCGCGGCCGCGTCGGCGCGAATTTCAGCGCCAGCGCCAGCATGCCATCCGTCAGCGCGACGACCTGCCCGGTTTCGATGGACGTCTGTGCCGGCCACGTCTGGCCGCGCGTCAGCGTGACGGTCGGGACGCCCGCTTTGACGAACTGGGGATATGCCATACCCTATCCTGTCAACGGCCGTCTGGTCAGATCGGCCTGCCTGAGATACGGCACGAGATCCCGCGCCAGCGTGGCGGCGTCCTGTGCCTGCGTCTGAATGACCAGGTTATACGTCGCGGTGCGCTGCGTCGTCGTCTCCGGGATTCCACTGCCCGGCCGCGTCGTTCCACCGCCGATCACCAGGGAGCCGCCGGAGGGGCCGGTGGGTGCCATGGGCGCGGTCGGGGCAAAGCTGCTGCCGCCCCCCGTCGGCCGCGTGCCGGTGGTGGTGCCGGTGGTGGTCCCGGTGGGCGTGGTGCCGGTGCCCGTGCCGGTGCCGGTGCCGGTGCCGGTGCCGGTGGCGGTGGCAGTCGAGGCGTTTTTCTTGGCGGCGAGAATCGTATTGAGCACCGCGGTTTGCTTCTCTAAGATGTCATTGTAACGCTTGAGCAGCGCTTCGCGGTCTTTCAGGGTCGTTCCAGTATACACCCCGGTCCCGCCCGTAATGTCACTGATGAGCTTCGTGGTCTCCGCAATCTGCTGACGAATGCCCTCTTCGTCACTGGCGAAGGGCGTATCGACGACGATGCGCGCAGCCATCAGATCTTTGGTCGCCTTGGTCAGTTCGGCAATGGCGTTGCCATACGCGTTGACTTCTTTGCCCGCTGCATTGAGCGTATGGCCGAGCATGATGGCTGTCGCGCTGAGGCCCTGCGTCGAACCTTCCAGCGAGTCGACCGCGCCCTTGGCTCGCTCTAAGGCTCCCCTCGTTTGGAGCCAGGAGGTATCTATCGTGTGCGCGGCCTGTTTCAGTCTCTCACCAGCGCGTTCTCCAGACAGGGCAATCTCACCAAACGCGTCGACATAGGGCTTGGGGAGATCGATGCCGGCTTTCCGCGCAATGTCGAGCATGCGATTATTGACGGTCTGAAAATCCTTGGGGAGCGTCTGAAATCCCGCCTTGTCGATCTGCTCGACCACCTCAAGCCAGGTATCGAGCAACTGCTCCGGCGTGGCCGTGCCAGCGTCGAGGATCGTCTTGAAATCGGCCAGGGCTTCGGTGGCCGTGCGCTGCAAGGCTGCACGGGTTTCCAGGCCCATGCGCTCAAACGCGGCCGCAATGCCGTCCGCGGTCGTGCTCGCCTTGGCGCGCATACCGTCAAACGCTTTTTGAAAGTCTGCGGGCAAGGCCCCAAAGCGCTCACGCAAGACCGCAGCGGCGTCCTCGTAGGCTTGAGAGATCTGGCGTGCGGAAAACGTGCCGCGCTCTTCCATCGTCTTGAGTTGCGTGATGACGGTTGCGACAGCGCGCTCAAGCTCCTCGATCGGAATCGCCTTGATGACGTCGCCCACCTTCAGTTTTTCGAGCGTCGCCTTGAGGCCACTCGCGGCGGTATTGGCTTTCTCAAAGTCTTGCTGGAGGGCCTGCTGCGCCTCGCTGAGGTGCTGCGTACTCGTGCGCGCGTCCGTCGCCGCCTTTCCCTGCTGCGCCAGCGCTGTGCTCTGCGCCTGGGCAGCGCTCGTTGTCGCGGCCACGGCCTTCCTGGCGCCGTCCTGTGCGGTACCGAGACGGTTGGTGCCCAGCACAAAGTCATCGGCCATGCTCGTAAACGTCGCGCTGGCGCTGGCGAGATCCCGGCTGAGTTGCTGACTCGTGGCGGCAAGCTGGCTGAAGCGCCCATCCGAGAGCCCGAGCGCGCTGGCCCCTTTCTCCAGCGCGGCAAAGACCTGCGCCAGTGGCGTGACCAGGCCATCGACGAGGTATTGCCCAAGCTTGATCACCCCAGCGGTGGTGTACGTAAACGCCGCATTGAGCAGATCCCAGCCCGCCGTCACAAAGTCGATAGCAGGCCGGACATTCCCCGTGAGGAGCGCATCAAAGACCACGAAGGCGTTGTACGTGTCCGTCGCATTGCCGGTCGTTGTGAGGAGATTGGCATTGAGCGTCTGGAAGGCGTCGGATTGTCCGATGAGCTGAAAAAACTGCTGAAAATCCGCCGTCAGCGCGCGCAGCGTCTCGCTCTGCGCGAAGGCGCGCCAGAGCTTCGTCACATCAGCCGCCAGGGTCGCGGCTGCACCGGTGATGCTGGTAAACGCGCTGAGGAGCGGTGGGGCGACTTCCTGTACCAGGCGATCCAGGGTGTTGATGAACGTCTGCCAGGCCGCCCCGGCCCCCGCCAGATTCTTGCTGGCGGCTTGCTGGGCCAGCCCGGTGACACCCGCATACGACCCGACCGTCTCGTTAAACGTCTCGAACTGTGTGCCGGTCAGCGTCAGCGCGGCACGAAAGCCCTCGGAATCGTTAATCAGTTCCTTGAGGCGTTCGGCGCTCCCGCCGGTGACCTCGTTCAAGCGCCGAAAGATGCCCGTCAAACCTTCTTCCGCAAGGACCTGCTTGACGTTAATACCCTCAGCGGCGAATTTCGCGCTGTTCTGGATGAGTTGCTGAAAGAAGGAATTGAGACCCGTGGCAGCCGTATCCGCATTCTTGAACGTCTGGGTCAGGACGGCGATGGCCGCATTGGTGTCGATAAAACTGGCACCTGTGGCGGCGGCCGTGGCCGCGACCTGGGGAAAGGCCTGCGCGAACTCCTCTAAGCGCCCCTGCCCACGCACGACCGTCTGGGTAAAGACGTCGGTAACGTACTGCGCCTGCTCCAGCGGGATACCGAACGCGGCCGCCGATTTGGTCACCGCGTTGATGGCGGTATCGAGGTTCCCGAGTCCACCCTTCGCCAGTTCAGCCGAGCGGGTCAGGACGGTGATGGCGTTGTCGGCGGGGACGTTCGCGCCGAGAATGTCGTAGAGTCCTTTGGCGAGTTCGGTGGACGAACCCAGGGCTGGTGGGAGGGCTAAGAGTTGCTCACGCAATTTGCTGAGCTGTCCGGTACTGACCGTACCGAGTGCGTTGATGGCATTGAGCGCGGCCTCAAACCCGGTCGCCGCGGTGGTCGCCGCGCCAAGCGTCGTGGCGATGCCGGCCACGCCGGCGAAGCCCGCCGCCAGGCCCGCGGCCGCTTTGGTGCTCTGCGCCAGGCTGGACGCAAAGGAGGTGCTGCTCTGGGTCCCCTGGTGCTGTGCCTGGGTCTGCTGCTGCGTGGCTTTGGTGGTGTCTTGCAGAGCCTTATCGAACTGGCGCAGCTCGACGATACCTTTGTCAGCATCGACAAGTATTTCTAACACCACTGGTGGCACAAGCGTCTCCTCCTAGCGTTGGTCCTGGATGGCCTGTTGTTGGGCCTGCACGTACTCCGCGAGAATGACGAGTCGCGTCAGCAGCCAGTCGGCGGCGTACGCATCCAGGTCATCCAGCTTGCGGAAGATACGTACCGCGTCCCAGCCAATTTTCTGCGCTTGCCAGAAGAGTTCCCAGGCTTGCAGGTCGTCGGCATGCACCGGCATGCCAGGACTGTACCCGTGCGTGCGCCAGTAATGACACGCCTTGAGCCCGCCACGGTCGCAGGGAATCTCCTCGCCCTCTTCCCCTAGTTGCGCTCTGCAGTCCCAGCAGGTAATGGACTTGCCAGTGCTGGGGGAGACGAGGGCGAAGCGTGCATCAAAAAATCGGTATACCTCTCGCGCAGTTGCTCAGGAGACGTCTCCATGGCCAGCTCATCGATGCGCTGGATCACGGCCCAGGGCAGATACGGGATAATCTCTTCGAGAAAGGGCACGGGTTGCATCTGCGCATCGAGGACGTTCTCCCAGCCCCGGATACAATAGGTCGCAATCGCCAGTTGCAGGCCTGCGACGCCTTGCATATCAAAGGTGCCGCGTTGGGCATGCGTCGTGAGGAGTTCATGCCGCTTTGAAGGCGGTAAACGTCGATACCAGAAGGTACTCTCTTCAAACGTGAAGCTCAGCCGTTCTTTGTCCGTGATGAGAAAGACGGGTTTTTTCAGCGGCGTCTCTGGTGTTGCCTGTCCGTTTGTTCCCTCTGCCATACCCGCTCTCCTACGTCAGTAGTGGATTGTTCGCCACGCCACACACCATCTCGACGCCCACCGGCCCCCCGAGCATCGTGGCTGGCATCCCCGCCGCCGGCGCGTCCGGCACCTCTGCCTGAAGGACATGCTGCACGCTCGGCAATCCCACCTGTACCGGGCTGGGCCGCACAGCCGTCAGGCGCAGCGCCGGCAGTGACCAGGTCAGGTGATAGGTCTGCCCACTGCCGCCGATCGCCGGCCCGGTGAACGCCAGTGTACCCATGAGCGGCTCGCCGTCGTCCCAGGTCTTCAGCCACACGTCGCTCGCGTAGCGCGGCAGCTCGAACGCCAGCGTGAGTGTCGGCGGCGCCGTGCGCGTATATTCTTCCGGCGCCAGGCCGGTGCGTGGGCCAGACGTGGCTGCCAGATTGTTCTCCAGCCGCACCTCCAGCGTGCGGTAGCACACGTCATGCGCCGCTGACAGCGGTGCCGACGCACTGCGCGGCCCGAGCCGCAAGCGCCCATGGCGCACGCTCACGAGCGGCCAGCCGTATGGTGGCAGGGCCTGCATGACATGCACCGTATTGACGGCGGAGCTCCGAGACAGCGAGTCCCCGACCAGGACCACCTCGCCGCTCACCGTCAGGCCATCGCTCACGAGCGCCAGCGACTGCACCATACCGCTCTTCAGCTCCCACACGCTCACCTGCCGCCAGGCGGCAAACGTGCCCCGCCGCACCAGCCGGGTCGCCTGCGGCTGCGCGTCGAGTTCCGGCCAGGGCTCCGACGCCAGGTCCGTACTGAGTTCGTACAGGTGCCGGTACGCGCCACCACCGAGCGACGTCGGCAGCCCTGCTGGCATGTACCCCATGGCACACGCCAGCAGGGCCTCCAGCCCCTGATAGCGCCAGCGAAAGGCGATACGCACGCTCGGTGCGCGCGCCACCACGTCAAGCGCCTGTGGCCCGAGCGCGCGCGCCCGGGTAACGACGGGAGTCTGCTGCACCCCGGCGTCAAAGTCGGCACTGAGGATCGGCCAGATCTGGCGCATGAGCGCCGGAGAAGCCGCCGGCCACTGCGCGCCGTCCGTGGCCGATTCGTGCGCGAAGCCCGCCAGCGTCTGCGTGCCGATCGCCAGCGTCGGCACGTAGGCCGGTGGCACGTAGGTACCGCGGCCCCAGCGAAAGAGGCCGAGCCCGAGCGCCAGGCCGCGCAGATCGCCAGACGGCATGGCACTAAGTCTCCAGGAGATAGACGACCGGATTGGCGCTGCTCACCGTGATGCTCGCGCCAGCCACCTCATCCGTCAGCACCGGCGGCGTCGTCAGGGTGATCGACGTCGGCGTCCAGGCGGTCGCCTCGAACGTGCCATTGTTGCCCGGTGTGGCCGCGCCACTAATGGTCACCTGGGCACCAGGCGCCACCACCGGAAACGTCCCTCCAGTGATCGTCACCACATTACTCGCAATGGCGATCTGCACGCTGGTCGTCGTCGAGCCCCCGCGCGTAATCGACGCCTCGGTCGTGAGCACGCGCGGCCCGGGGCCCGCCGTCGGCGCGGTCGCCGTGACGAACGTCAGGTTCGGGATCACCAGCGTCTTCGTCTGGCCGGTGGTGGGATGGGTGTACGTGAGCCGTGCCTGGAGCTGCGTATAGTCCTGACGCCAGCCGATGATCGCCTCCTCTTCCGTTCTGAACCTGGGGAACGTGATGGCCAGGCGAAAGGTCAAGAAGGCGTTCTCGATGGGCTCCATCGGATTCTGACTGCAGTTCGTATAATCGATCGCCATTGGTCTGGCCATCGTCAACGTCAACTCGCTACAGCACAGATCGTCTGCCTCCGTCAGCGCGTGATCCTGGGTACCAACCCAGAGCTTGAGATGGTGATGGAGGAGCCGCCGAGAGTCCTGGAGGAGGGTGACCAGGTGCGCATGGGTGTTGAGCGTCGAGTTCAGCTGCAAGCCGCCAGGGATGACGCTGGTAGTGAGGATCACGCCGTCGGCGTTGGACGTCCACTGGATCTGGGTCGCCTTGCTCCCGCTGTAATCCCAGACCCCGAGCACTTGCTTGTCGATACTAATCGTGATGCCAAGACCTTGCAGACTATCGACCAGGTCGTAGCGGCCTGCTGCGAACGCGCCAAAGAAATGCTTGAGCAAGACCCACTCATTGGCATAACGCATCGGGACCACAAGATCCCCAGTAGCACTAAAATTTCCTTGCTCTGGCGTGCCGTAGACGGGACTCCCTTGGAGCGACTCATCAGGTATTTCCGCGTAGACATCGTTGAGCGACTCGCTGATGCTTGGGAGAACCTGCGTAGCGAGGGCCGGAATTCCGTAAGGAATCTCTTCGGCTAATCCGATCCTAGTAAGATACCCTATGCTTGTTACCGATGGTGCGGCCATGCGGCTCTCCTAGGGCGCACTCAGCGCCAGTGCGAACGCCTCAACTGGCCAGGCGCATTGTGCGAAGTGACAGAGGTGCGTCTGTCCAACCCGGCTATGGGCTACTTGTTCTATCTGCAGTGGTCCCACCCGGTCAAACACCCCCACCGTATGCACCGGCCTGAGTAGCGCGGCGACGTCTTCGAGCAGCGCCTGAAAGACCAGCTCACTCGCCGCTATATCGTCGACGCTGAGAAAGCCGCGCAGAGTAAGCCGCTCCTGTCCGCGGCTTTCCAGGCCAGGTGCCCGCTCCTGCTGCACGCTCTCGCGCGTCAGCGTCCAGGCCCGCAACGCCTGGGGATCGCCGAACACGCCAGACGCGAGATCCGGTTCCACCGTCAGGCGTTCGTAGGGATGCACCAGGCCGACCTGCGGAATCGTCGCGAGCTGCGCCGTCAGCCAGTCGCCCAGAGCGCGATAGGTCGTGATCGTATCGTCAGGCACCTCCTGTACGGTGACCTGCAGGTACTCCGACGCGACGATGAATGTCTCACTGAAGTGGACGTCCACGGTATCGGCCAACCGACGTGGTTCCTGTCTCTCAAGTGTTGGGGCGGTGAGGTACTCGGCACTGCCGGGCACAGTGACCACACTGGCTAACGCGCCCTGC